GCACAAATCCATGGCATCATACAAATCTTATGTGGTCCGACATAAATTTCTTCTGGTCCATCAATCACATTAAAGGAAGAACCATATTGTTGCATGAGCAAACTAACCGAATTTACCTCGTTAGTATTCTTAAAATAGGTATCATGGTTACCAGCCAACATATGAACATCAATTCCCATTTCAAACAAAGGATCAAAAAACATTTGTTTTGATCTTTTAAGTGTAAAATAGTTTAAGTATTTTCTGCGATCAAAGGTATCACCAAGAATTAAAACGGCATTTACTTTTTCTTTCACAATTTTTGGAAAGAAAACTTCTTTATAAAACTTTTCGTAATAGTCTAGGATATGTACCGCATCATTGCGAGCACCAAAATGTTGGTCAGTTATTAATGCTAATTTCATTCTTCTTTATCTGTCCTGCTTCCAACACTCTTTGTCTTAACTCTGTGGTAGAAAAGCTGTGTTGTCTGCTGTTAAAATATACACCCATTGATAAATTGTGACCAGTGAATTGTTTGTCACGATATTCCTCACCAATTATTCTAACATCAATTGGATAAGAAGTCAATATGTCCATCAATTCTTTTTCGGTAGTATAAGGTATAATTTCATCCACATACTTACAGGCCTGAACTTGAATAAATCTTTCCAATAGTGTTTGAACCGGTTTATTTTTCCAACTCCTATCAACTGTTGGATCGGTTTGTAAACCTACCATTAGATAATCACATTGTTGTTTGGCTTCTTTTAACATCATAACATGACCTGCATGAAACAAATCAAATGTTGAACAAGTAAATCCTATTTTCATAATCACTCCATAAATTTTTCAATGCCTTTAGGTTTTTTTACGGTTTTTGAATCTTTTTTGGCCTGTTTGGCTTCTTCATAATTCTCAATAAACTCGGCAATATTATCATACAGTTCAAATTGTTTTGAAGTACCATCTTCGAAATCCATCATTTCGAATTCATCCAGAATACCAATTTGTTCTGTTGCTTTGTATTTTACATAGAGTTGTTTTTTTTCTTTTTGTATTCTACGTAGAAATGCGTAATAAATGATTTGTGTGAAATATGCAAATGGATTTTTTGATTTGTTTGGATCAAAGTTATTAAAATACATGAGACAGTTTTCGATACCATCTGCAATCATTTCATCACGATAGGTGTAATTGATAAAGTTGGGTTTGTGTGAAAGGCCTTCGGCAATTTTCATCCAACATTCACCAATATAATTTGGTAGTATTGGTTCTGGTTGGTCTTTTTCTCTAGCTTCTTGGCATTTAGATTTATACTCTATAAGAGCTTTTAAGAAATCTTCGTTGTTAATATAATGTTTTGTTTTATTCATTCAAATATACCATAAAAAGTTGTTGACAGGAGGCTTGACATGTGATATAGTTCACGGTGTAGACCGATGATATCAATGGATAGAAATTCCTTTGGATGTTTCTAGTTCACTTAATGCATCTAATATTTGTTTAGATTCTTCTTTATCTTTTTGGAGACTATCTTTATCTAAGTTGGATAGTTTATCAATCGTAGCGATATAATATTCCGTAAAATCATTGGAAGGATCAAAAACACAGAGTATATTTTCTCCTCCTAGAATAACAGAATTATTTTTTATAATGGTGGTTGGTAACCAATGCATCATATGTAGATTGGTACTCCTAATTTCAAACATCATAGGACATGTAACTTCTATAGAATGGTTATTCAACAGTTCGTAGTAACAAACTATGTCTACTCCATCTTTTAGTCTAACTATTTTAACTTGTTTGTTTTCCATTTTTTAGTCCTATATTGTAGATTTTAAATGGGAATCTCTCCTCATTATATATCTTAGCTCTTTCCACAAAATGTTGTAGAGTAAAATTCATTCTTTTTTTATATCTGAGATCATCGGCAATATCGTAGAGTGTAGCCTTATCTTTTCCAGTTGCTTGCCTAAGACCTCTTCCAATTGATTGCAAATTTCTAATTCTACTCTTACTTGGTGATGCAAAGATAACGTTATGTAAATTACGAATATTAATACCAGTACTAAAAGTACCATAAGAAGCAATAACGATAGCATCATTTTCTTTTTCCATAATTGAACGAATCATTTCTCGTTCTTCAGTGTCTACACCACCATGTACAAAGAAAACTTTTCTGTCATTTGCTTTTTCTTTAATGATGTTATATAATAATTTTCCGTGTTTATCTACCAGTTGATATAGAACCAATGTATTTTTATCTAAACTAATTGTTAGATTCCGAATAAAACGATTTCGATCTTCACATGCAATCAAATATTGTATTTCTTCTTGATATGTCCAATCTTTGGCTTTTTCCGCAATTTCTGTTGGATGTTTTAAAACTAAACATTTTATATTAATCGGAGATATTTGATTATTGTCAATCAATTCTTTAGTTGTTGTAACTGATTTAACTGGCCCAAATAATCCTTCTAAAACTAGTTTATGTGTTTTGGTGCCATCTAAAGTACCAGTTAATCCAATTCTGTATTTTGAGTTGATACAAGAAGTCATAATACCAGTTAAAGATTGTGCTTTAAAGTTATGTGCTTCATCACCAATCACATAATCAAACTGTTCAAAATATTCCGCTGGCATTTTATATAAAGATTGCCATGTTGATATAGCTAAAGGTTTATTTGTTAATTTATCTTTACCTTGATATATTCTATGTACCTTATCTTCAATATTAAAATCATTGAATGACGCATAATCTTCAAAATCAGAATATAATTGTTCAACTAATGATGTTGTTGGAACAATAATTAATCCTTTTAAGTTTTGATATTGATATAACTGTCTAAAAATAAGGTAAATAATTAATGATTTACCTGAAGATGTTGGTGATAATAACAATGCTCTTTTCTTTTGCATTGCATGTATGAAGGCACTACGTTGGTGTTCCATCACCTTAATTGAATTGCCTTTTGAGTGTAAGTTCAAAGATGCAAAAAATTTATCTGCATGATACACACTAAATTCATCTTCTATTTCTTCAAGTTCGTATGTATATCCTCGTTCATCACAAAACAATTTTAAGTATTCCAACAGACCCAAGTATATTTGACTGGTGTTTAGATTAAACAGTCTAATTTTACCGTCCCAAATGCGATTCCTGAACGCAGGAACGAATTGGTAACCTGGTACAAAGAATGTAAAGTATTGCGATAGTTCCATGGCCACATGTTTCTCACATGTGATCTTTGCGTATACCTCATTCTTCTTAATAATAACTAAATCACTGGCCATTTATAAACTTTTCCCATGATATAAAATCTCTTAATTGCCATGTTCTTTGTTTAAGTTCATTCATTATGGCTTCAATAACAGATACACATTCATCGTGATAAACTTTCTTTTCCAAAAGTTTAATCAAATCTTTATCCGCTTCCATATATGTGGATATGTCGGATTTAAGTGCAAATTGAAATGGTTCCCATCCATATTCATTTAGCTCTTCTTGTGTCAATTTACCAGTAAAGTATTCCCATTTAACTTTCTTCATACGTAGGTAATCATAATGACACCTTTTGCTGGCAATCTTATGTTCGGTCAGTATCTTTAAATATTTACTATGATATTGTGGAATCTTTAATAATTCTTTGGATGGCTCTGTTTGGTCAATGACCGCATCCGATTCCCACATTTTTAAAATTTGATCTAGATTTTCCATTTTATATTCAAAAAACAAATAATGTATATTATATCACAAATTAATCATAAAGTCAAATAGTTATACGATTCGTACCTGAATGAGGCTCTGCAAGTAATAATATTTTCGGCAGATAATTGGGTGTCGAATTGTATTTGACCTAATGATGTTGGGAATAAATTTCTATACTGAATTCTGGCAACTGGATTATTCAGAGAACTCATAACAGTGAGTATGGCATCTGTCATATGTTTTGTAGAAGGTGCAGCCGTATTATGATCTCTTTTTTCAAAACCATCCGGATCAGCCATAGAAATGAACCAGTTATACATGTTTTTCCATGAATTTAATTCTGAATCAACAATAAATTCTATATCTAATGGTTCATAATTTAATTTCGTACCAGGTGAATACATGTCTAAAAATGGTGTTGTTCTTACAACTTCACCCAAAGAAATACCTGGAATATTTACTGTTTGACAAAAATATTGTGTATCTCTGATTTTATCAAAGGTCAATAAAAATTTTGTGGGCTGTAATGGATTTGTATTATCTGGTGTTCGTGTTAAAACAGTCATTCTAATCTCCTGTATCCAGTATTTAGGAGGCAAAAAAAGAGGGTGCCGAAGCACCCTCTGTAGGACCACTCTTGTTGGTGGTTTCGTAAATTACATCAAGTTCTTAACTTGGAAAATTCTGTAATAAACGTTGCTACGAGCATTCAATGCACCGTTGCCAGTTGTTAGACCTGTTGCGAATGGGTTTGCAACCATGCCGT